ACCAATGGTCTTGTTGGCCTATATAGTGGTGACATTAACAATGGTGATACCATTAGGTTCTGGGCTGGAAGCTCAAATAGGGCATCTGCTCCATTCCAAGTTACCCAGGCTGGTGCTATGTATGCTTCTAAAGGAACTATAGGTGGATTTACAATTACATTATCCAACCTGTATGCTGGAAATATAGAAAACATGTACACATCCAAAAATAATTATGTGTATATGAGTCCATCTTCAATCAGAGTAAGCCAAGGCATTGGTTATTCTGCTCCTGGAGATATAGCCAATTTAAAAGTTCTTATGGGTTATGGAGCCGATCCTTCTATGGATAAATCAAACTCATATTGTAACTGTGCTATGTATATTTATAGGAGCATGAATCCTGATCTTGGAAATAAAACAGATTACTATTGGCCAGCGGTAAGAGTTGTTTCTGAAAATGTTGTCAATAGGAATATTGCAATGCGCTTACAAGGTGGTTTGCAAGTATGGGGTGGCGTTATAGAAAAAGGACATATTTTAAATATGACATCACAAGGTATAGCATATCTTGTTGATTTATCCTTTGGAACCACATTCTTGACCTATAACACATCAGGCGGTGATGCATGGATTTCGCTTCCAGGTCGTACCAATATCATTAATCAACTTGGAATTGATTATTCAGATACATTTTGTGTTCCTGTAACCGTTGTCAATACTAACAAAAGTAATGGAACTGTGTATTTAAAACTTGAAAATTATGAAAAAATTTACAATCAAAATGGTGATGAATGGAGAGATGACAGCAGCAGCAATTGCCAAATAAAATTATCAGCTGGTGATAGCATTAGAATAGCACTATGTTATGTTGGTGGCTCATTTTTCGGACAAGTAATAACAGAAAGTAGATAATTAAAATTATGAAAGTGGTATTTAACAAACTCATCCCGTTCAAAGGCTTTCTGGCTATCACTCTCTGGCCATTTATATTCGTCAGGAGTGAGCTGAAAGCCAAGTTCGGCGATGTTAGTAAAAACCATGAGAAAATTCATGGTTGTCAACAAGTAGAAGTAATGGCCGCTGCAACAATCATTGCAACTGTCACAGTATTGTTCGGTGCCTCAGCATGGTGGTTCATGAGTATTCCTGTATCGTTCTATACACTCTATGTTTTTGAGTGGTTGATACGACTGGTGATTCATGGAAATAAGCGGGAGGCATATCGGAACATATCTTTCGAACAGGAGGCGTATCTACATGAGTCGAACTTTGGTTATATTAAGTCCCGCAAGCATTTTGCATGGATAAAATATCTATCCAAGAAGACTTTTATAAATGAGATAGCGGACCACCGTACACAACTTAACATGGATAACTTTTAAAAAATATCGATATGACAACATTAAAAAAGGGAAGCAGGGGTAACGATGTCAAAGAACTACAGCGTTATCTCAATCTTATTCAAGATGGCATATTCGGTGTTATAACCGAAGAAGCCGTTATTGCCTACCAGAAACGTCACAGACTGGTAGCAGATGGTATTGTTGGTCCGAAGACCTGGGAATCTCTCGTCACAACCAATTCTGTTGGCCGTGAATCAAGGCAAGAGGTTATTGAGGGGTTTAGGGTATTGCCGACAATCAAGAAATCTCGTCGTACTATTAAGGAGATCATCATCCATTGTACGGCAACTCCTGAAGGCAGACCCCACACTGTGTCAGACATCCGTAGATGGCACAAAGACAAGGGCTGGAGTGACATCGGGTATCATTATGTCGTATATCTCAATGGCGATGTAATGGTTGGCCGTGATGTGGATATTGTCGGTGCCCATGCAGCTCCGAAGAACAATACATACTCTATCGGAATTGTCTATGTTGGTGGTCTGGAGAACATCCCAGGTGTACCGGTTTCAAAATTGCCAGCAAAAGACACACGTACTGAAGCACAAAAAGAGTCACTGGTGATTTTATTGAAGAAGCTTCGTAAGTTGTATCCGAATGCACGTATCATCGGGCATCGTGATGTCTCCAGTAAACCATGTCCGTGTTTCGACGCAAAATCGGAATATTCATGGATCTGATGAAAATTAGTAGTACATTTAATCAACTCTTGAAATTTCTGAACCTTATTTATATATAAAGGACAAGAAGTTTTTAAACATCACATTATTAATTAAAAAAACAGTAAAATTATGGCGCAAAATTTAGACAAAGCGGAGAACCAGCTTTCAAAGGTTTCTGATTTTGCTTACCTCCGTGCCGTTGATGGTAGCGGAAATTCAGTGCAGCTCTCCAAGGCAGACATAGCCTGGATTCTGGGTAACCATGCCGAGATTCAGCGCACTGGTGGTGTCCTGATTGCAACTGTCGAATCCAACTATCCACGATTCAGACAAGTTGACCAGGCTGCTTCGTACAAGAACCAAGCTGTTGGTGTGGCTATCTTTGAAGGTGGTCATTTGATAGTTGTGGCGAAGGACGAGGCTGCTAAACAATGGGCTACCTCGAATGTAAGCGGTGGTAATGCCGTGAAAGAACGCGAGGCTGCTTTTGCTGACTTTGCTGGACGCTCTAACACGGACACAATCGTGACCACTCTTGGCGCAAATGCTCCTGCTGCTCAGTATTGTCGTGGTTACTACCCATCGAATGTCGAACAAGGTGATGCGAACTTTGGTGCTGGGCGTTGGTGGATTCCTTCTGCTGGTGAGTTATTCACTATCTGGAGTCATCTGTTGGAAGTAAATCGCGCAATGGCGGCGATCAGTGGAACCGCGCTGGATCGAGGAACCTGGTATTGGAGTTCGTCCGAGTACAGTGCCGCGAACGCTTGGTACGTGTACTTCCTCAATGGCACTCTGGGCAGCTACCACAAGACGAACGAGCTCAGGGTTCGCCCTGTCTCCGCATTTTATTAATCTCTTTATCTCTTCAGTCCTTTATCTCTTGTGTCCGGCCCTCCGGGGCGCGGACACAGAGAAAAGAAACAATTTTATAACAATAAATTGAATCTAAATAAAAAGAGATAGTTGGACTGGAGAGATCTCTTAATCTGTTTCTAAAATTAAAATAAGCGCAAAATGTTAGCAAGCGATACACAAATATACAAAGATACATATACTTTGGCAAACGAGTTGTTCGCTATAACTCAGAAGTTCACCAAGGATGTCAAGTCAACTCTTGCGAGAAGAATCGAGAACTGTGTTCTTGATCTGGCTGACTCCATTGTTGAGGCAAATATCGACATCAATCATAGGTCTGAGGTCTTGAAAATAGACTTCATCATCAACTATGAGCGTTTGCAGTTTGTGTTGAATCTCGCCGTTGCAAGAAAACAAATTACGCTTAGGCAGCAAGCACATATCGCAAGACTTATGTCAAGTATTGGTAAGCAGGCAACACGATGGAGACAATCCGCGCCAAAACGGAAGGGTCCGAATGGGGTCTCATAAGTTGAAAATCGTTTATCAAATGACAGAGTAGACATGAGAATTCGTCCTTCTATGATGAAATGGTCCGCACACGCTCATTTAGCGTTAAGAGTAAGAAAGTTGCGGAAGCCGTCCGAGAACAGTGCCACGAACGCTTGGAACGTGAACTTCAACAATGGCAATCTGAACAACAACAACAAGACGAACGAGAACAGGGTTCGCCCTGTCTCCGCATATCATCGAGAGGACCGCCACTATGAAATGAGTGGCGTACATTCAGTTATGTATAACTAAATGTAGGAACGTGTATGGTCAAGGATGAGTATATATTCGAGGCGTTCCGAATCTGCCTTCGTCACAAGACTGGTTCGCCAAGCGCAGCCAAGTATTTCTGGGGTTATGAAGAAGACCTGGTGGCACTGTGTGACGAAATCAATGAGCGTACTTATTATCCGACCACAAGCACTGCTTTTGTTGTTACCAAACCAAAATACCGCGAGGTGTTTGCTGCCAATTTTAGAGATAGAATCGTACATCATTACTGGGCTATGAGAATTGAGCCTCTGTTGGAATCAATCTTCTCTCCCAGGACTTATAATTGCAGAAAAGACAAAGGCGTTCTGTTTGGCATCAATATGCTATATCAGGACATATACGAATGCTCAGAGGAATACACTAAAGACTGCTGGGTGGCAGAACTTGATCTTCAGGGTTTCTTTATGAGCATAGACAAACAGCTTTTGTGTGACATGCTGACACAATTCATCCATGACAATTATTTCGGAGAAGACAAAGATGATATAATCTGGTTGAATCAAATTATTATCATGCATGAGCCGGAAAAAGACTGCCACATTAAAGGAGATCCAGACTTGTGGAACTATCTTCCCAAAAACAAAAGTCTGTTTACAAATGGGGAAGGACTTGGATTGCCAATAGGTAACCTTTCCAGTCAGCTATCTGCAAACTATTTGTTGCATTGGCTGGATATGTTCATGGAAAAACTGGGATTCAAGTATCATGGGCGATATGTTGATGACTTCAGGATTATTGACCAAGACAAACAAAAGATTCTACACGCCATTCCAAAAATCAGGAGATTCTTAAGTTTGTACCTACATGTCAAACTGCATCCAGACAAATTCAACATTAAACATTACAAACAAGGTGCAGATTTTACTGGTTCCGTTGTTAAACCTGGAAGAATATATCCGGAAAACAGGACTGTTGGAAACTTTCACAATGCCATCTGGGAACTGAACCAGTGTCACACCAGAGAACAAATAGAAAAGGCTATTTGCAGCATTAATAGCTACCTTGGTTTTCTTAGACACACCAGTTCCTATCATATCAGACGTAGTGAGATTTTACAAATACGCCCAGAGATTTGGGACTATATTTATGTAAAGGGACGTTTCTATTCGTTGAAGATGAAGAAAAAACCTACTTCCAAGCATTCACATAAGAATGATTGGCCGTTGGTTATCTATATGAAGGATCCGATTCATTATGAACTCTTACAAGAGGAATTTATATAATATTCACTTTAAAGTTAATTATTATGGCAAAAGAAAATGTAGAAGAGATGGTTCCTGAGGTAATTGACCAGGACCTCTATGGTGACAAAGTTGAAAAGGTTGGTGGCCGTGCCATCATCCATGTTGAGGATGTGATTGTGTCCCTGGTGATTCCAGTGACATATCCTCAGATCGTAAGCGCATTGGTAGACAAGAAGTATCCGTTCGACGCTATGCAGGCCATCCAGAACAATTATCTGGCAGATCCTGAGGATGCTGATCACAAGGCTGAGTTTGATGCTATGCAGACATGGCGAGCAACGGCCAAGGCAGCAGCCCACGAAATCCTTGGTGAGTAAAAATCTTACAAAAATTGGGATTAGAGGGAATTTTATTCCCTCTTTTTTTATTTTTATAAGAAAAAATTTGGCGATTTCAAAATTTATATGTACTTTTGCATCCGTTATGACAAGAACTCTTAAACATAAACGGATTTAAGTCACCGGCCTACAGCTAATGAGGTCGGCAAAACGCTCTCATAGCTCAACAGGCAGAGTACATGACTTTTAATCTTGGGGTTCAGGGTTCGAGTCCCTGTGGGAGCACAGAACAACAATATTATATCGCGGAATGGAGAAGTTGGTATCTCGCCACGCTCATAGCGTGGAGTTCGGCAGTTCGAGCCTGTCTTCCGCAACTAAAGAGGGTTTTGAAGCCCTCTTTTTCTTTTTCAACAAACCATGCTATAAGACAGTCAGCTATTTAAATTAAAAGAAAGATATGACAACAGATATATTGCTGGATGTCAGCCAAAAGGACTTTTTATACGATGAGTCCAGTGCTTCACAAACATTCTTTACGGCAGAATATGGAGCACACCAGATAGGAGAAGACACAAACTCTTATCTGGATGTTGTCGTTCCAAACGGTTATACAATCACTCCCGCTTCGCAAGATGTTTTTATTAAAGCACCATACATCCCAGTCCTGACACCAATTACGGTTAGGTTTCTCAAACAATCTGGAACTTCATATAGCATCATCAAGGTTTTCGGACAAGACAGTCTCCAGCTTTATTTCTACAACCAGAACGGAGAAAAGGAATCGCTTTATGGATGCAAACTGATGGCAATGAATATTGATGGACTTGTAAGACTCCATTGTGTGTCGGCCCAAGACGGATGCGAAGTATTCCTTGCTACTAATGGAGATTTCCAGCTTGGCAATGCCGACAAGAATTCTGTTGATATGATGATGGAGTGTGCGCCTGGAAAGAATTACCGATACCCGATGAATGGTGTTGGCGTTGCAAGGTTTCTTGGTTCTATCATTGACAGAACACCGGCAGCTCCTGATATTCTCAGAGAACTTGGTGATGACAAGCAAAGTGTTCGTGAAGTCTATTATGATCAAGACACTCAGAAAATGAGGGTTATTACGGACGAATATAACAATAAACAGAAGATCGACCCTGTTGACACATCAACACTCGACGTAAGCGCATTTGAGGAGGACGAATAATGAAAGAATACACGGTAAAATACGGCCAGAACATTTATGACATATCATTGATGTTGTATGGTTCAATCGAAGGCATATTCGATCTCCTTGCCAACAATGACGGTATCGATGTAAATAGCAAAATTGCAATTGGTACGGTATTGAAATATGACGAGACATTTGAGGTAAATTCCCAGATTAAGAAATGGCTTTTTGATAACAAAATCATTGTCGCAAATGATGAATCTCAGTTTGATGTCTCAGGAATTGATTTAAACAATCTCCGTATTGTTGTCGATCAGCATGGTCCAACATCTGTTATTGTGGTAACATTATCTTCAGGCACAATGTATATTGACTGGGGTGATGGTAAGAAAATCGATGTCGTAACAGGCACTTCTGAATTTGTGTTTGACCACCCATATTTGGAAGACGGTAGGCATACTATTCGTATTTATGGAAATTTTGCGCTCAGGAATCTTGACTTTACGGAAATTGGAGGCATATACTATGCGGTTAGTAATTGCAGAGTCACTGGAACATTCAAAGAGAGCACTAACAGGGCAGATTTAAAAACACTATTTAGATAAAAAGTATATGAGTAGAAATATCAAAACCATATATCAGTCAGCAGTGGAGGTAAGGAATCAATATCTCCAGCTTGCAACCGATAAGACAAACCAGTTGTCTGCAAGTAGAATGTCTGTGATGAACATGCTTACTTATGTTATGGCATCGCTCATTTATGTGTTTGAGAACATGCATGATGTCTTCCTGGCAGATGCTACAAAAATCATCAATCAGCGAACCAATGGGACACCTCAGTATTATGTCTTCATGGCAAAGAACTATTCAGTCAATTGTCAGGTCAAAATCAACGAAGACGGAACGGGTCTTGATGTGATTTCTGCTGGAAACCCGCTTTTGATACCGTATGCCAGTTTTGAGACCATCAACATCAGTAATGGAATTGTCCTGAAAGTATGTAAGGATGTCAATGGCGAGATTACACCGCTTACTGCGGCAGAGCTTTCTGCATTTACGAATTACATAAAACAAGTTGAATTCGTTGGTGCATCGGTTGTTATCAGGAGTGTTCCAGCCGATATTCTGACACTAAAAATGAGAGTCGTGTATGACGAATCACTTGTGTCAAAAGAAGAAGCACTTGCAAATATCAAGACTTCAATTGATAATTATGCCAAAGGTCTAACCTATGACGATTACGTGTATCAAGCGTCTATTGTTGATGCTATCCAGGCAGCTTTTGGAGTTGTGGATGTTCCGACTACGTTATCTAATGGGACGAGAGGACAGATACTTGTAGAAAAGAATAACTATTCTGCTGTTGGTGGATATGACAACCCAGTTGAAATTACTGGGTGGTACAGACCTTATAGTGGATACCTTACCACAATCAAAAATGGCAATTCTACTATCAATTTGAACAATATCGAGCTTCAGTCAAGAAGTGAGTATCTGATGACAAAAAACTAATTCGGTATGGCATTCAGAGACTATAGTGTAAACATTGAAAAGCAAATCAACAGACTCTTGCCTTATTATTTGAGAGGCAGGAAGATGATGCTTTTTCTTCATGCTATCAGTTCACCACTCCAGTTCTTCAATACTGGTGATGGTGAATTCAATAAGTGGGCTCATAGAAAACTCTTGGACCTTTCGATGTGTGCTCAACGTATAAGATTGGTGTGGTATCTGAATAATGTAACTGTTCCAGATAACGGCATTACTCTTACGAATGGCATGAAAATCGCCATTAATGATGAAGCTACGAGTGCCACTATTGCGTATCTAAAAAGTGAAATACGTGACCAGTCAACGGCACCTTTATTCTATCCTCATTCGATACCTACAGTATTACGTCTAAAGTCAAACCAAACAGACAAGGCAAAGGCAAAGATTGTTACTCGTCGCATAAATGAGCTTGGGAGTATTGGCGGAAGATTCACCATATCTGTTCCCTACACTGGCCAGGACAAAGATGATGTCTCCAGGAAAATAGTCGCCTCAATAGGCAGATTTATTCCTGTTGGTATTACATATAGAATCGTATATATTTAAAAAGACACAATATGAAGGAATTAAAAAGCACTACAGGAGGACGATACCTGTTTTTCGAGGATCTGGATACACTCCAGAATTCCGCACTTGCGTCTGCTGCTGCCATTTTCTTCGGGAAAGGCAATTTCGTTATATCTGGTTGTCAGGTAGAAGGAAATTCAATCAGTGCCGGTTTTGTATATCTGGATGGTAAGATAAGAGAGGTTCCAGCTACATCGAATCTTTCTTTCCCCGTATATATCATTTCCAAAAATACGACAGAACAAGGCATGTATCTTGATTCTGCTGCACTCCAGGATACGGCTATTACCTACGGTGTTCAGTTTACAACCACCTATAACGCAAACAGTATTCAAGTCAAGAGTACAGGTCCTGTCAGCACAATGGAACAGGTGTTGTTCTCCGATATGAAGCTGAATGGCGGTATGTCGCTTACGGATTTGGATGTTGCCAATGTCATTCGGTTGAAATCACAGACAACAGCGTCAAATATCGGTCAGATTTATTTTGACGATGACGGATTTCATCTGAGCACTGGAATTGTTACTGGGACTGGAAAATTCTCAGGTAACTTGTCTGCTGCTGGTATTACTGGATCATCAGTATTTGTCAAGTATGATTTGCAGGCACAGGATTCACAAATCGGTTTGCGTATAGGATATAACGGCATTCAATATGTAGCTGATGCAAATGGCACAATCACAACCAACATTTCATTTAGCCAATATCAAGTTGGGTTCGACAAGAAGATTGAGGTAGCGGATATGGTCATGATCAAAGAATCGACAAATGCCTCTCACAACATCATTCTTGGTCCGCATGGTATTAGTTACAGCTACACCGATAGACAAATTCTTAAGTGGGGTGACTCTGACAGCAACAGCTCTTTCCTTCGCACAGAAAAGGAATTTACGGTTGCTGGAATCAATGGTGACGGTGCTGTTCTGAATGTACAGAAACAGTCTGCCAGGGCAAACGACCCGACACACAAGACGGTCATTACTGAATCGTCAATCATGTCGTATTCGCCCGCAACACAAGATTATCAAAACAACCGTGCTGGTTTCGATTTCCTTGACGGTAACGCAAAACTATACATTCATGGTCACATGTATGACATAGGTGTTTCGCCAAAGGGGTTCCTGTATGACAAGAACAACCCAGAGTTTGTAGATCCCATTGCTGGTGGTGGCTCAGGTAGTGGCGGTTCGATTGAAGAAGTCTCTGTTGCAACTCTGGATGACGTATCAGTTATTAACTGGAAAAAGACTCAGGATGGATCTACCTATACTGGTAAACTTTCACTGGGAGCACCGAGTGATGGTCTGATTTACGATGGCAACATGAAGATTGGTGGTAGCCTTAAGGTTGTCGGCAGTATTGTTGCCGGTGCCTCTGTTACTGCAAAAGATGTTTATAGTGAGAGTATTCGCATCAAGAATGGCAGTGCTTATGTTCAGGGAAAGGCTGGTGTGACAACCATTTATAACTACACCAATATTAGATTTGAGATTTCCCAGGGTTCTTCTCAGAGCTCACGAATCATTAAATTGATGGGTGATAAGTTGACATGCACATATATTGGCGGTATATTGACATCAACCGTTATGAACGCCGGTGAGGTGCTGTCAGGTATTATAACGCCGCATCCAGTATCTATGATAGATCAGTAATTATTAACATCTAAATAGTACGACTATGAGAATAATGAATTATGGTAATGACTACGCCCATAGGGACAAAATGGAGACTGTAGGAAATGTTGAAGAGCGTAAAACCCAAGTTCAGGAATCCCCAGAACCCGAAACCAAAGGTGAAGGAGAGGCCGAGAAAAACAAGGGCAGAAAAACCCGTAAAGCATAAGTTTTCGGATACAAGACTGGGGTGGCTTATTATGAATGAGTCCCCAGTTTTGTATTCTGTGATTACTGAGATATGCCCATTGCCAAGCAAAGATCTTCTTAGATCAATTGCTGGGAATTCCAATGAATCCTTTTTTAAATCAGACGAGTTTTGGAATGAGTTGGTCAAATACAATCCAAATAAAACGTGGAGCCCATCTGCAAAAGAAGAAATCAAAAGAATCAAAAGGAGAGTTTTTTCTAAGCAATCGATAGATAGAATTATCAACTCCAAATAACAAAGAACCCCAGCTGTCCTCACGGATGACTGGGGTTTAGCGTATTAATTTTTAAAATTCCAACAGAAAATATTCATATCCTATATTATAGAGGGATAAGGTTTGGCCTATACTTGATCCGAATTGAGTTGAAAGCGTAGAACAAGACCTGTGATGCGTTTGGCGCAGTTGTAAGTGTCTCAGTCCACGTACCCCATTTCCAGCGTCTATTATCGAATGTGGCCAATTGGATTTGAAAATACGATTTCACTTGTCCTTCAATGAAGAAACATACCGCAACACGCATAGCCGTCCATGTATTGTGCTTCAAATCAATTGGAAACTGGAACCGCAAGTTCACCATCATGTCATTACACTCAGATGTCCTATCTGGTTCGAACCCCATTTTCTTAAGCTGATTTTTGAATTCCTGTACTGTCATATCAAATATAAATAGAGTCAAACCTATTGTTGCGGATTATTAGCCTCATAATTTTTGCGAGCTTGTTTAGCCCAGTCCATCACTAAATCGTGGTATGAATTATCAGTTGCAGAATATGGCCGTTCCAATATCCATTTGTTTATACGATGTTTCTCACGAATAATATGAGACTTTATCCTGGAGCCCTTTGTGCTTGCGATGTTTGCATCGCTCAGTGTTTCCAGAACCGGATTGCTGTCACACACAATTCTGACTATAACACCCTTTGGCATCTTTGCGAGGACGCTCCAGATAGACATCAAACAAAGTTCAAAATAACTCTTCCCGACAAATACTTTGCATTGTTGTTGAGTCTCGCCAGCTTTGTTAATGATACAGTATGAAGCGGCACCAGTTGACGGTACACGTTTTAGATTTGCTGAGTAACCAATGTATGCAATATAGTTCGGCTCACCTATTGAATCTCCAAATGTCTTATATCTTCCCATTCTTTTTGATTTTTGATTTCTTATATTTTTTATACGCATACTTTTCTTTAGGTGTCAAGTCTCTTTGGTATGGCCTAAACAAATATTTCCCATCAGATATTATTCCATTTTCAATTAAGAAGCCTTCAAAATTAAGTGGGCTGTAAACCAAACTGTTTGTGACACGATATACTTTAATTCCAATATGATGAAAATCAACATCCCTTTGTTTGTCGTATTCCTGAGCGCACAAACCCCTATGACTTTTACCATCAACTTCAATTGCTATTCTCCTTTCAGGAATATAAAAATCAAGAAAATACAACTTACCATGAATACAAAATGGTGCTTGGTGTATAAACTCTAATTTATGTGCAAGCAAAACACCGAAGGCCAATAATTCATAAACATTTGCTTCTTCTTGCAACCTATACATACTGTGCATTACCCAATCTCTTTTTGAAACTGGAATGTTGTTCATCATGTCTTGAAGGCACGGTGTGTCTATTAATCTCTGTAAATTGTAATTAGTAAGGTTTTGGCGAAGAATACCATATAATTCTCGCCCATTCATTAAAACATCCTTACCATTTATTTTATAAAAATACGGCATAACTCCATCATTTTTAGTTGGGAATTATGCCCTAATTCAATTACAATAATCACTTTGTTATAAATCACATTATCTACGTTTCCCCCTAAGAACCCCTTAAACCACTTTAACATCAAGCTAACAGTCTTAAACAGTTTAAAAACAGGCTTTAAATTATTAACTGAACTTCCAGCTTTTAAATTAAAAAATATTGTTCCAAAGATATTGTACGTAGACTTTAAAGACTGTTGTAAAACAGTTTTTAAAGTATATGTATAATATACGTGGTCCCTTTTAGAAAAATTAATCAACTGTCTCATGGCACCAGGGGTTTGCGATAATGACGAACATAAGAAATAGCGGGACTTAGGATTATGTATTGGTTACAAAGTGGTCTATATCTTATATCGATATTGCTTCCTTTGCCCCAATAAGAATGATGAATCCATTTTACGACTTCTCCAGTTTTTCTGTTGATCCAATTGTATATGCCGTTAAAAACCATTTGTTTGAAATCGGTATAGTAATTTTGGTCTGAACAGGAATTCGGATTGCGGTCAAAAAGCTGGATGCTGCAATGTCTCCAGGTTATTAATCCTTTGTCTCGCATATCTTTGATAAGCCTGACGATTTGTTTTCGTGAATAAAAACCATCAGTAAAAAACTTACGGATACCATTATAACTGATTCCGGTATCGATGAATTCTGACTCAACGGATGATTCTTGAAGAATTGAAGTGTTCTCTTTCACACGCTTTGTTGTATTGAGAATTACTTTCTGTCTTTCAAGCCCTAACATTATCCATGATTCAGAAATCAAATCGCATACTTCTTTGAAAGTTTGCGGATCAGTTCTTGATTCAGCAATGTTTTTGTTTGTTTTTCCAATAATATACAAAACCTTATACCCACCTTTGTTTATGGCGATTCCAAGTTTTATAGAACAACTGTTATCACCATCAAATTTATTGGCTTTAAGATTTGTATGAATTCCGTCTTTTTTCTGGATAGCTTGCTTTGTTACAAAACCATTTTCTATGGAGTGTTCAAGTGCATTCTTAATTACACTGTGCGCACCATGAGCCCGTTTCATGAGCTTATCCAGAGTATAGTCATAAATGACGGAATTTCCATGTTCTCTTTTTATACATAAAGATAATGCGACACTGTGCTGTATTTTTTGATTCTTACAGCATCGCTTTAAAGTGTCTTTGTTTATAGCTATTATCTGAGTCATATAAAAAGAAAAATTCTGCGGAGGCCCATTCCACAGAATTCTTCGATGTATGATAGAGGCGACGTTTCGCTAACTACTATCCAAAAGTCTTCGTGGTTAGCTGGGTCATCTAATCACGGTGCAAAGATAGGAATAATGTTTGAAACTAAAAAATATTTTTTAGATTTTTAAGAATTAATTTTTGAAATAGTTCGTAACTACTTGAAACAAAGGCAGTCACAAAACAAATCCCCATATATATTATATATTACCTATTAAAATACGTGCGTGTGCGCGTGAAAAAGTGGCTGCGCAACATCTATAAAATCTTATTTGCGCAATAAATCCACATAACTCTGGAAAGTCTGATTTTCAAAGAGATAGTATTTTTTAATATGAATGTTAATACGAATTAACACGAAATATTTTTTAGATGCGAAAATAATTAGTAAATTTGCACCCAGAAATCAACGAAAAGTCAAATTTAGAGCTATATAAACCCTAATATGAAGCAAAGTTGATTAAGAAGCACGGCAAGATTAAGGTTGAAGGAGGAGTCCTTTACCGACGGGAGCTGGATGAGGCCCTTGACAAGCTTCCCGATGACGAATATCTTTTCGTCTTTGCCAACAAGGACAAGAACAGGGCAATGAACAAGCTCTCATATCTACACTCTGTTGTATTGAGGACGATTGCCGAAGAGCTTGCTGAGCGCAACCCGGACAAAGAGCCGGTGACACCTTCACAATTATACAGGTATTTCGAAGAGATCTTCGCGCCGATTCATACCTGCGTAATTAACAATGAGAAGTTTGAATACTTCGACCTGAAATCGGAATCGTCAGCTGAAATAGGGGCAGTAAGTGAGAAAATTGCCCAGTATGTCGAGAAGAAATGGGGAATACATGTTCCAACCGAAGATGAATTGAATTCGGAACCATACTACAAGACATACGCCGAAGCCTATCTTAATCAGTGGAAAGGCTATTGGTCAGAATTTTTATCTCGTCGTAAAGAATTAAAAAAAGATGAGTGAGAATTCTAAAATCAATTACAGAGATTTACTTAAGAAAACTGCGGTAACTTATGAACAGACCGTAGAACGTGTAAAATCAGAGCAGCAGAGACCCCAGGTTGACCGCTTCCGCATTGGTGAAGATGGTGACTATGCTGTTCGTATTCTTCCGCTTGCTCCTTATCTTACCAGTGACGGTCAGATTGATGAGACACGTCCTCTGCGTGAGTCGTTCGAGTATCCGCTGAAGCAGATGTTCCTTGATATTAAGGGTGAACCAAAGAAGAAGGGTGGCAAACCTTCTGTCATCAACATCCCTGTTATCTGTGCTACTCAGGATGGTGTCGGTAAGTCTGTTGACTTGATTGATACCTACAAGAAGCTTGTCAAGGAATATTATCCTGATGACAAGGAGATCATCGATCTGGTGAACAAGGGCCGTTTCGAGAAGGGTCTGAAGTGGAGTTATCTTCGCGTTCTCTATGTGTTTGACTTGGATTCCAACAAGCGCACACCTCTGTTGTGGCAACCTTCATTTGCACAGTACAATGACTTCGTTGATCGCCAGATTAAGCTCTGGGATAAACTGAAGGCTAAGAATTCTGATGCTGAGGATCCCCTGGCTGGTTTCGGTGTGTCTTACGCTCTTGAAATTACACGTAAGACCGAGAACAAGAAGACCGGTTATTCGTTCAATATTGACATGACCAGTGAGGACGAGCTGGACGATAAGGATATGGAGGCATTGTTCAATGCTCCACGTATTCCCGATGTCATCTACCGTTATACCAAGTATCAGATGGAGGCTACCATTGAATTCCTGAAGCAGTATGATGAAGAGCATGGTCTTGACATCATGCAGGAGGAGGCAATGCTGAATGCTATCGATAAGCTGAAGGGTGAACTGGATGCAAATGACCAGAGTCACTTCGATCTCGCTACTGCCGGTGATGGTAAGGGTGAAGGTGGTGCCGGTAAGTTGACCTTGGAGCAGTTGAATGACCGCTATGATGCACTCTTGGATGCTGGTATTGCCGATGATTCAGATGAGGGTATCGAGCTTCGTGAGGACATCCGCGCTTATGTTGAGGAGAACGACCTGAAGGTTACGATGAAGCACTCTATGAGTACGGCTGATATTCTGGATGCTGTTGAGGAGGCTGAGCAGAATAAGCCTGCCACCACAACAAAGAAGGACGAACAAGAGCCTGAGCCGGAGCCTGAGCAAGCACCAGCCCGTCGTTCACGTCGTGCTGCCGAGCCAGAGCCAGAACCAGAGCCCAAGAATGAGCCTGAGCCAGAACCTGAGCCAGAGCCTGAGCAGACTGGTCGCCGCCGTCGCGCTGCAAGACCAACACGCGAGGATGATAACGATGCAGCTCCTGAAAACAAGGAGAACGAGGCACCAGCAGAAGAAAATACAGGTGAGCGTCGCCGTCGTCGTCGTTCAACAGCTGAATAATCTACGCATCTTCTTTTAATTCTGGGAGGTGTCGCTCCCCATAAAGGAATGACACCTCCCTTAATCATTAAAAAGTATAGGTTATGAAGCACCCAAGTTTTTTATTGGTTAACGACTTGCATGTTGACAAGAACTGTATTGAGGATTTCAATCTCAATTGGGATGAAATGCTTGAACAGTGTAAGGCCAACAAGGTAAGCTCTGTTGCAATTGGTGGTGACATCTTCACTTCCAGGTCTTCTCAGACTTTGGATGTATTGATGACTGTCCGTGATGCATTTGATCGTGCTGAAAGGGCTGGTGTCACTTTGTGGATTGCTTTGGGAAACCATGATCTTTTGGATCAAGAGGCTACTTATGGCTATCCAGATATTTTTGACTCTCATGGTAATGTTTGTCTGATTAATAATAAGCCTGAGATTCTTGAAGTTGGCGGTGATTTCTACTTGGCCATTATGCGTTACTGGAAAGAAGAAACAACATTTCCAGGCAAGATGGAAGAGCTCCGTGAAATCCTTTCTGAAAAAGACATAGATCCAAGTCAGGTTATTCTTTATATTCATGAAGGCATTCATGGTGGCCTTGGTGATTTTGAAGCACCTAATGAAGTTCCGCAAGAGGTTTTTAAAGGATTCAGGAGCGTATTGGTAGGGCATTATCACAACAGGAAGAAAATCGATGGCACCCAGATCGAATATATAGGTTCTTCTCGCCAGGCTAATTTTGGAGAGGATGAACATAAGGGGTACACATTGTTGTGGTCAGATGGCACCCATTCATTTATTGAGAATCAAGTCAACACCCGTTATGTTACTTTTGAAAAGGATTTTGAAGAACTGAATAATGCAGCTTTGAAGGCCATTTCTGAGTGGCGTGATGATGACTACAAGATACGTTTGAAGATTAATTGTACAGACGCACAATCAAAATTGATCGACAAACAAGCTCTTTTTGCAGCTGGAGTAACAAAAATCGAAGCTGAGACTGAGGAAACAAAGGTTGAAAAAGTAACCGATGAAGATCTCAGTAAAAAGTTCGATAAGAAAGGCATCCAGACTGAATATGAGACTTACTGCAATGGTAAGAACATCAGTAGTGAACTTGGTATGAAATATCTAAATCAAATTTAATCATGGAACGCAAATTATTTTTCTTAGGGCTGTTTTTGGCGATTATTAGTCTTGCGAATTTTGTTTGTATTTGCAAGTTGATTTCTGTTCTGGAGGGTAATGGGTGTTGGACCAGTATAGGTGTTGTCGCTGCAATGTGTGATATGCTTGTTGCTGCTGTTATAGTAATTGTTTTTGCTCTCAAATATAACGATTAAGCTATGTGGAACCTACAGTCTATTGAAGCAAGAAATATATGCTCATTCACTAAGCTTCAGTTTTTTATGAAGCAGAATGTGGCAACTCTCATTTTCGGCAACAACGAGGATGATGGGGAGAATCAGCAGCACAATGGTTCTGGTAAGTCGGCATTCATGGAGTGTATCGGCTTCGGAATCACAGGTGAGGCTTTTCGTAAAGTTGACACCATTGAAGACATAATTCGTGATGACGAGGATTACGCTGAGGTCAAATTGGACCTTTACAATCAGGAGTCAAACAAGCGGATGATAGTCTCCAGGCGTATAGAAAGAGGGCAGTCACAAAAGGTTGAAGTCACTATTGTTGAAAATGATATTCCGTCTTACATTCCTTTTGTGTCTGTTATTGAAACGAATCGTCAGATACTTGAAATCCTGGGAATCTCAAAGGATGATTTGTATCACAATTGTCTTCTGAATGCTAACAGATTCAAGTCATTCTTTAATTCCTCTGACAAGGAAAAGAAGGAGATAATTAATACTTTCTCGAATGGTATTATTGTTGACGAGGCCATTGAAAAATTGAAGGTTGATATTGAAGCTGCTGGTGAAGAGTCAGATAAAGCTAATTTGGAGGTTTCCAGGGTCGCCGGTGCTATTGAGGCCATCCAGTCACAAATTGATGAGGCAGAAAATAATGCTGAAGCTATGGAGTCTCAGCGTAAGGAAAAAGTTGATGTTTTGAAGTCTAAAATTGCTTCTGAGCGTGAACAGATACGTTCTATCCAAAAGGAGATTGATGGCGCACATGATGATGCTACAAAACTCAATAATGCTGCCATTAAGATTGAGTCCATTGAGGATGCCGGTTTGGATTTGACTACTTTGAATCATCAGGTCAAAAAAGTATTGACAGAGGTTGGTTTTGAGTCCAAGATGACAGACTGGAATCTCAGAATTCAGAGTCTTAATGAGAAGAAAGAGAAAGATTCACAGCTTGTTTCTGAATTGAATGCTGAATTAACTGGTATCCAGGCTAAGTTGAATGAGAGTAAGCGTCAGTTAGAAGAAGCTGGAGCAGAATATAATAAGGTAAAAGAGTCAAATCACCAGAAGGACGAGGCTGACCAGAAGGAGATTATTGAAATCCAGGAGGACATAAAGAAATATGAAGAAAAGTCCAAAAAGATTCTGAATGATATTATTGCTACCAATGAACAGATTGCCAATGCCAGACACGATATTGTGAAACTGACAGCCGCAATCAATGGTGCTGTTGAATGCCCGAATTGTCATCATAAGTTTGCTTTGGATTCAAATTTGTCCGTTGACGAGCTTAAGGTTGAACTGGATCAGAAAGATGCCAGTGTAAAGAATATGGAAGAAGATGTTGAGTCTTACAGATCTAAGAAATCCAAGAATGACGAGGAAATCGAAAATTGCAGACTTGACATGCAAGATATTCGTGATGACATCCAGAAACGTTCTAATGCACTGAGTGAGCTCTTCAATAAAGGACAGGCTTTCCGTCATTCTTATAATGACAATAAAGAGGAATTCGATAAGTTGGAAGAGCGTATCAATTCTTTGAAGTCCAGTATCAGTAATGCTGAGAATGAAATCGCAAAACTCTCAGAATCTATTGTTACTGAGGCACTGGATATTCTGGATGGTCAGATTGACGAACTGGAGCGCACACAGAAAACCAAAAAGGCTCAGATTGAAGGATGTAAGTCTGCTATTGAGGTAAATGAGGCTTCTATTAAGGAGCTGGAGAGTGCTACGGTTTCAGATCATGTTGATAAATTATGCGCTACTCTGGAATCTAAGGAATCAGAGAAGAAAGAGGTTGATGCTGTATTCCGTGAGAAGCAGGCAGCTCTCAATGAGTTGAAAGAACAGGAAGTGCGTTTTGTTAATTTCAAGACTCACTTGGCTAATACCAAAATCAATTCGATCTCCCAGATTACAAATCAGGTACTCCAAGACATCAAGAGCCCAATTCGTGTTCATCTTTCCGGGTTTACCGTTATAAAATCAGGAAAGGTGCGTGATAAGATTTCCGTATCAGTATCAAAGAACGGTATCGATTGTGGGTCATTTCTGAAGTGTTCTGCTGGTGAGAAAGCTCGTATTATGTTCGCTAATATCGTAGCCATGCAGCGTATGACCAATCTCACAGCATTAGGTGGTGGTCTGAATCTTATCTGTATTGATGAGATTATGGATAACTGTGAAGAGGCCGGATTGATGAGTGTTGCTGAAATGGCAAACGAACTTGGAATCACGGTTCTGATGATTACCCAGGGTAAGACCTCAGAGAACTATCCATACGAGTTGGTTGTTACCAAGCGTTGTGGTGTATCATTCATTTCAAAACAGCCTAAATCAGATGAAAACGCTTAATGATGTATTGCAGGCGGGACTTCGTAAAAACGAGGTTCTTGCCTTGGATATTGCTGAACACTGCGGTTATTACTCCAGTGTTGACAACTATGGTGTGGCACATTTCCCAGCTAATGACAAAGCACCAAAATATCTTGGTGCCGACTATAGCCAGTATGTTGCGTTTGCCGACTGGTTGGAGAAGATGATCATTGATAACGGTATTAAGGTTTTGGCTGTTGAGGATTTGAAATTCTCAAAATTCGCACTGGCCACCATCAAACTTGCCCAGCTTCATGGAATAATGCTTCTCGTAGCTGCCGAAATGGATATTCCGGTTAGGTATTTCAATGTACCAAGCATCAAGAAACACACCACTGGTGATGGACGCGCTGACAAGGCTAAAATGCTTAAGTATGCAGCGGAACGGTATCACCTCGATTTTGAAGGAAAGCATGATGCCTGTGATGCATCATGTGTCTGGTTCTATTTCATTCATTTGTACAATAACGATTTAAAACGATAAAATTATGGGATGCGTAGCAAAAACAAAAAAGATTAAGTTTTCCAAGATGTTGATGGAAGACGTTCTATTAACGCTTGTGACGAAGTACGTTCTGTATCTTCGCGGTGAGGAAATGTTCAAGTTTAATGGTGTTCCAGTTGACACCACTGTTACTTATCATGAGGATGGTTCTTTCACTCCGACTGAAGAGGGTATCGCTGAGACCTTTAAATTTATGAACAACATCTGGGAACGTCAGGTCAGACATAGAATGAAAGAGGAGTCATGGCCAAAGTATATCGATATGTTCAAACAGTCAATCTCGAAGGAATGGAACGCAAGCAAGAAGTCTTCTTCGACAGCAACGGAAAGCCAATCCTAAACGGTAAGGATCCCAGGGTAAACAACGAGTTATTTGAGGAGTATATACTTCCCAATTATGACATGGTGCTTACACTGACAAGGAAATACACAGATCGTCCGGAGAACGTTGACGAGAATTTCGCCATCGTTCTCACGGAGTTCTATAAGTATATCCAATCCTATAATCCAGAAAAGCCGCTAAAAACATGGATTCACATTTGTACTAAACGTTGTTGCCAGGAACAGAACAAGAGGCGGTTCGATCAGGATTCTAAGTATTCTGATAATGACCCGTATTCCTCTTCTGTTGCCAGAGAACACATCATGCAGACTGGAGCATTTACTACGCATGATATGAGTCATGGGCTTTCCGACGAGATTGTGACAGCTCTCAGGATGATTCAGCCTCATAAATTGTCGGCATTCATTCTTCAGGTGCAGGGTTACTCTATCAAGGAAATCACCGAGATCGAATATATGCGTGGTCATTTGAAACGCAAGAATGAAGAAAACGTCAAGAGCAGAATCTTCCAGGCCCGTAAGGAACTAAGGGAGCTGCTGAATCGAGACGGTACTATCAAAAGTGAGTTGTTGAAGTTGATTTTAAAAAAGAGGATGCAAGGTGGAACAGGAGAAAGTAAGTAGGACGATTAAGATTTTTGTCCGTATCATCAATAAAATAGACAAAAAATGGAGACTACCTGGAGGTGGCCAGCCTGAATTGTATATTGCAAATGGTCTTGCTGGTCTGGAGAAGATGTTTCCAATGGGAATGTCTGACCAACGAATAGCAGACTACATTGTGTATCAATTGTATCGGTATGCAGACAATATAGCCGGTGTAGCTCCGACACATTTTCAGTATTCCTGGTGTTTTAGTGAAACCGCATTGGCAAAGTACAAGAACCAGTATTTTGGCACTGGAAATCCGAGGATTGACTATTATATTGACCAGTGGCTAAAGGGACTTGGTATTCAGCGTCAGCAAGTTGTTGAATATATCTCAGGCCCAAAACCTAATAAATGGAGAAAATATCTTGAAATGCCAAGTGACGAATTGGTAAAGAGACGGTTCCACAACACAGAAAACGGATTTGTCCTGTGTTCTTCGAGGACAATGGGGTGGAGTCCTGGTTCTAAGGCATGTCAAGAATGCAATTTCATAGGTAAATGCAAGCAAGTTACTGGAAAGAGATACCCAGAATTGCTTAGGTTAAGAGAAGAAAACAATAATTAAAAGAAGATCGATTATGGCAACAATTAAGAAAAAGGTTTTGACGGTAGAATATCTACGTCAATTGTATTGGGGAGCAATTAACAATAGTTTTGTGTGTTCAGCTGTCAGTCAGCACATGGAGTCTGAACTTTTGCCAACACAAGATTTCCAGACCCTTCATGAGGCAATAAAGAAGCATTTTGTAACTCACAAGGATGCACCTAAATATGGCATCATAAAACAAACTGTTGCTTCCAGTCGTGCTGTTACTGAGTTGTTGGAAGAGATTCACGATGATGCTCAGGACATCGAGCCAGAGGTGCTTCTGGAACAGTTGGAGGAATATCTTAAATTGACGATGTTCCAGAGAGCCTATAAAGAAATTGGAAAGAAGTATCAGAATGGTGATGGCACAGAAGCTATGGCTTTGTTCTATCAGGAGGCAGAGAAAATCAAACAGTTTACTCTTAAGCAGGAGGATTTTATCGATGTTGTCGGTTCATTCCGTGAACGTTACAACGACAATAAAGAGCGTCACCAGGAGAATAGCCGTAAGAAAGCGGTCACAAGTTTCTATATACACCAGTTGGATGAAATGAATCATGGACGTAATCTTCGCGGGCAGGAGACATTATTCTTGGCACAAACTGGTGTCGGAAAGTCTCATGTTGCCAGATGGATTGGTTCGAATGCCTGTTATACGAGTGGTTTGAACGTTCTTCACATTCAGTTGGAGGGAAAGACATCTGAAACAACAGACGCTTATTCGGCTGGCCTTGTCGGATGCGAGTCTTATTTATATGAATCTGGCCTTATCAATGAACATTCTATGCAACAGTATCAGAAGATTGTTGAAATGGCAGCTGGTACATTGGTTGTGCGAGGATTCCCGAAGTTTGGCAAGGAAATCACAACTATAGATATTAAAAATGTTCTGGAAGAATATCGCAAGAAATATGGTTATTATCCAGATGTGCTTATTATCGACTCCGTTGACTTGTTAGGTGATTCAACAGGGCGTAACTGGGGTGAGAAAGGACAGCGTTTCAAGCGTATTCAGGTATCTAAGGATTTAAAGGATATTGCAGACGATTATGATTTGTGGTGTGTTGGAACCTATCAGGCCAATATCTCAGATCCTAAGTTGACGGAAGACGAGAATTTTGTTTTGACGGAATATAATTGTTCTGAGGCAAAGGGTCTGGCATGGGCACTTACGCATCTTATTTCTTTGAATCAGACATCGAAGGAGCGTAAGGAACGTACTATGAGGCTTTATGTGGCCAAGTCCAGGTTCTTTGCTAAGGGTGAGCCATTCAAGATAGCAACTGATTATGAACATGAAAGATTTTATGATGAAGAAAGAACCCTCAACATGGCAGCTTAGGGATTGAAAATTATTTCAAAGAAGTGCTAACAAATCTAAATATCGGTGCATAAGGTATTGTTTTCGGGATTGAAAATCATTATCTTTGCACCGATATTTCAATTGATTTTTGGGCAAAATTCCCTCTAACTAAGTATTTCCTACGGGAATTTTGCAGTATGCAAGTATCAGACGAAAGAAAACAGATTATTGTCCGTGAGCTTTGTGCGGAACTAAGTGGACGAGTTGATGGGGGTGGCAAGAACATCGTTGTTCCAGTCTGCCCTTATTGTGGCAAGAAAGGTGGTAAATTTGGCATTTATGTCGGCCCTATTGAAAGTAAGTTGTTTTGGACCCATTGTTTTTCATGTGGCCACACAACAAAGGACTTCAATAAGTTCTTAGAAGATATTGGTCGTACAGATCTGGCAGTCAAAGAAACAGTCGATCTTGACATGGATGTCGAGGATGAGATTGATTTCTTTGAAGACGAGGATGATGATCAGGAGCTTGTTGAAGTTGAAATGCCAAAAGGCTGGAAGCGTTTCTTCAAGAACAAATATTTGAAGAGTCGCGGTTTCATTATGGAGCTGTATGACATGTTTCCAGTTGGCAATACCAGGGGTATGAACTGGCAGTATGATGATTATGTGATTTTCCAGATTATCATGGATGGCATTTGTGTTGGGTACATCGGAAGAAATATCCAAAGTAAAGAAGTTATCGATGAACACAATGCCCGTTCAAAATTCCAGATACGCCGGTATTTGAATTCTACTGAGAATGATTTTTCAAGGCTTCTATTCAATTATGATAGTATTGTATCTGGAGAGACACAGACTGTGATTTTGACAGAAGGAATTTTTGACACCATAAGATTGGTGAAAATGTTCGAGCTTTATGAAAACAAGATGATAGTTCCCGTTGCTACATTCGGAAAGAAAATATCCCAGGCTCAGATGTTATTATTGCAGAAAAAAGGCGTAAGTCAGGTTATTGTGGCTTATGACATGGATGAGGTTGGAAAAGAGGCTATCACAAAAACAATGGCTCAGCTTGACCCATATTTTGATGTGTTAGCTCTTCAGTTACTAACAGATGACGCTAAGGATATTGACGAGTGTACTTGGTGGGAACTGTATGACTCATTTGCTTATGGCTTGAAGGAACAGGTTGAATTTAATCTAAACGAAATATGAAATATAAAACAGCTGAAAAAAGATTTATCGACGAGTATTGCGATGGTTGTGAAGATGGTCCTTTTTACAAGGACGATCTGGTGAATGCGTTTAGGTCTGGCAGAAAGTGGAATCTGAAGCAAATGTTCATAGATTGCCACAAACAGCAGCCTAAGCAGAATGACGATGATATTGCCGTTATCTGTAGTCTTGGTGATCAAGCTCCATTTTGTTTTGGTATTGAGGTTGTGACAGTAAAGGGTTTCGAATATCAGAATTTTGTCGAAAAAACCCCATACATACCTCTCTTCTGGTGTCGCTTGCGTAGTTTGTTGTCAATTTTAAATGGAGGATGGAATAAAGATGACAGAGATAAATGAACTACAGCAATGGATGGATGACCACATGATTTCATACAAGATTATGAAAGACGTGGTTACTATTCCTGAATTTGGCCGTTGTCTCTTTCAGGACATGACCAAGCGAGAGCATATCTTCAAGGAGAATAAGCTTACTGGGGATGTCGAATTTGATTGTGTTGAAGTTTCGAATCTCCTGATAGAAGATGAGATATATTATGTCATCTTTAAGTTTGGTGACCAGTTTTATTATACTGACATCCGAAAGGATTTTAAATTGACACCACTCAGGCATATCGGAAAACGAAAAGAGCGTGAGGAAATGTATGTCAGAGAATACGTAAACCTTGGAATACATACGCCATTCGAGTTGTTGAATGGCTCAGGTGCCATATCTGAGTGGATTAAGACCGCCAAGTGGATGGGCCACAAAAGTATCGGTATTTGTGACAAGAACACAATGGCAGCAACACTCCAGCTTCAAAAAGAAGCCAGAAGTGCCGGTATTGGGTATGTTTTTGGGTATTCACTTGTAATGCAAATTGACGGTGAGGAAATCGGTGCTAAGATATACGTCCATACTCAAAAGGGATTTCGTAATCTTCTGAGGATTCAGAAAGCCATAAATGTTGACCGTGAAGACGGGATGGTGGATTATTTGGAGGTTCTGAATAGGGCAGATGGTAATGTAATTGTGTTCGATAAATGGTCTGGTGAATGGATGACCCAGAACAAAGAGCTTCTGAGCGATTTCGACAAGGCATTTGATGGGTGGGTATTCTTCCAGGTTGACATGAGTGAGTATCGTGCTGATCGTATTGATTCCAGATTGTTGGAATCACAGAAGGCATTCTTTGACGGTTTTTACAAATCAGGAAAGTGGGATCTTGGAATTGAACCAGTATTGATAGAAGACTGTTATTATATTGATGCCGACGAATACAAAAACAAAATCGTGCTCAATAAGATTGATACTGGTGTGACACATGAGCTTTCGTATGCCCAGTTCTATAAAGATGTGGATCAGTTATATGATGAGTTCTGCGATCTGTTTTCAGAGAAATACGGCGATGATGTGTTTGATTTGATGGTTGACAACACTGTTTTGATTGCCAGTGAAAGCGATGCTGAGTATAACACATCTTCTGTGAACTATGCGCCTCGTTATTCAATGACTGAAGAAGAGGAAGCCAAGTATGGCAACACTCATAATATGTTCAACCAGCTTATTGAAGACGGGTTCCAGCGTCTTGTCCCCAAAGATAAAGAATCTGAGTATCGCAAACGTTTGGAATATGAAAAATACGTTATTGAAAGTACAGATAATGTTGATTATTATTTGATAACTTGGGATGAAATCAACTGGGCCCGCAAAAATGGTATTGCAGTAGGAGTTGGTCGTGGTTCTGCCGGTGGGTGTCTTCTAAGTTTCTTACTTGGAATAACCCAGATTGACCCGATGCCGTTTGATTTACTGTTTGAGCGTTTCCTGCTTCCAGAACGCGGAGGATTGGAGCCAGCAAAGGTAACCGTTATTGGTGATGATATTTCCAAAAAGGAATATGTCGAAATAAAATTGGAGAACGGCAAGACAATCAATTTTGTAGATGATGCTGAATTCCTTGTCAAACGAAACGGTGAAGAAATAACTGTTATCGGAAAGGAATTGCAGCCTGGTGATGATATTGTTTTGGATAGAAAAGACGAATTGTTTACAATAGATGAGTTGTAGTTATGAAGATAGATAGCGTAGAAATTAAGTGTGGCAAGAAACCACGTAAAGTTGTTGACTCTTTTGTTGATGACGGATATAGAAAGACTATGCGAGGATCACTGCCAGATATTGATACGGACTTTGATGCTGATAAGCGTCCAGAAGTCAAAGCATATCTGGAGAGACGTTACAACCATGATGGTAAACAGCGCGTATTCTCTGCCGGTACATTTACAACAGAGCAGATTCGTTCTGTCATTAAGGATGTGTGCCGTGTTCACCGTGTTTCTGCTAATATGGCCAACTATATTACGGCTATTATTGATTCTGGTACGGATTGGACTGGATTGATGCAGCTTGCTGTAAAGGAAAAGAAAGTCCGTGATTTTATTGAGAAACACTGGGATGTTTTTGAAGAGATACGCCCAATCATGTTTCAGCCCCGTTCACCAGGTGTTCACGCATCTGCATTGGTTATCACTCCAGATATTATCGAAGGTGAGGATGTGGAGTGTTTTGACATCATTCCTATCAAAAAAATGGATGGGCTTTTGGTATCTGAATTGAGTGGTGTGGAATTGGATGAATTGGGTCTCCTAAAGAATGACGTGCTTGGTATTGCTGAGCTTTCCAGATTGGATGAAATGATTCAGATCTGTAATAATGTCTATCACACCAATTTGTCTATTGAGGGTTTGGCCACCAGTTCTTTAGATGAACCAAAGGTATTCGAGATCATCAATAAGGGCCTTACACAAGGTATTTTCCAGTTGTCATCTGTTGGTATGACAAGGTTTGTCAGAAGTATGCATCCAGACTGTATTAATGACGTTATTGCAGCTAACGCATTGTTCCGTCCTGCTACATTGGATTCTGGAGCTGCTGGGATGTATGTTGATGCCAAGAACGGTACTGTTGATCCAGAATATCTTTGGGGAACTTATGATATTCTGAAAGATACCTATGCTGTCGCTGCATATCAGGAACAATATGCTGCACTTGCAAGAAATATCGGTGGTTTGAGTTTAGGTGATGGCGTGAATCTTGTAAAAGCCATTTCTAAGAAAAAGATAGAAAAAATCCGTAAGTTTAAGGACAAGTTCTATGCCGGTGCTCAGAAAAATGGTTGCCCTGATGAAGTTCGTGATCGTGTATGGAGCATTATTGAAGGTGGTGCCACGTATGGATTTAATAAATCACATGCTACTGCATACGGCATTACGGCATACATCGGAGCATATATTAAGGCACTATACCCAACAGCTTTCTATACTGTATTGCTGAAGTGGGGTAAGGACGAGAACATCCCAGCTATCCTTGCAGAAATGAGAGAACTTGGCAATATCACGATTACCAATCCAGACATCAACGTTTCAACTGATAATTTTGAAACAGACTACGAGACCAATGAGATTTACTGGTCACTTCTGAGAATCAAATTTGTCGGTGTCAGTATGGTTGATTTCATTGTTAAGAACAGGAGTCGCTATGGGAAGTTTATGGATTTGGAAGATTTCGTTACTCGTATTTTCAAACACAAATTTAAGAAGTACAAGAGCTTTGAGGATGAGGACAATGAAGATGAATACAAACGTTGCCCAGTTAATGCCCGTGCCGTTAGAAACTTAATTATGGCTGGTGCATTTGATAAGGTTGAGAATGTCGGTTCTGTTACTGAACGATATGGACTCCTGAAACATGCTGCCGAGCTCCTTGGGTTTGAAATCAAGGAGAAAGAAGTGCCACAAGAACTTCGTGATAAGCATTGGTTCTGGAGTCAACAGCAAATCAATCTGTCTGGCATCGGTTCTGTTGATTATGAACGTATCTATAAAAATGAGACGTTACCATCCAGTATGTACAATTATACCTATTTTTCTCTTGATAATCTCCAGCAACCTGGACTTGGTGACAGAAAAGTCGGTATTTGTGCCACTATTGCGGAAGTCGAAGAACGTAGTTATAAAGACAAAAAGACTGGTGAAAAGAAGTATTATGGGAAAATCCAGCTTCAACAAAATATCGATACAGCCACTCTTGTTATCTGGAATGATGCATGGATAAACGCCAAACAATATTTTATGCACAAGAAAGATTCTATTGTCATATTTGCCGGTAACGCCAAGTGGAGCGATTATGACGAGAAGAACATACTCCAGATTAATAAGGGTTCGTATATTACTAATATTTAAATATTGAAATTATGCCTACAAAAGACAAGAATGCATTAAAGAATTACAATGCCTCGTATTATCGTGATCATCGTGACGATAGGAAAGCAGCTGTAAAGGCCAGGTATGAAGAAAAAAAAGATGAGATCAATGCCAAGGCCCGCGAACGAAGAAGACTCCAAAAATTAGAAAAGATCAAAAAAGATCGTGAAAATGGAATCTGGGATTTTTAAGAATGGGTGGGAAGTAATCCGTGAAGATGAGGATGCAGAGGCTGTAAGAAATCGTTCAGAACGTCTCAATCCAAAGGAGCGCGAGTATCATGCCAGAAAAGCTAAAGAGTGGGATCTCGCACATCCAGAGCGTACCCGTGAACGCAAAAGGAAGTGGAGCCAGAGTCATAAACAGTATTCTGATTATTCAAAGGAAAGAGATAAGCAGTTAAGGTATTTAAAAAGAAAAAATATGGAAAAAAAATTAGCAGACAAAAGAAAGAAAATCATGTGCATCTATGGTGTTTCTGGTTCTGGAAAGACACTGGCATCGATGCATCTGAAAAAGAAGTATGGCGCACAAGTCATCTGTTCGTACACCACCAGACCAATGAGACCTGGAGAGGTTGATGGTGTTGACCATTATTTTGTTAGTGAGATTCCAGATAAAGATACGATGCTTGCGTACACTCAGTATGGCAGTTATGAATACTGGGCTCTTAAATCAGATGTTCAGGGAGATATTACTGTTTACGTAATTGATGAAGCTGGCATCAATATGCTGGATAAGTTACAGGATGAATTTAGGATCTACCCAGTTCGTACCGAAAGAAGTGAGACAAAGAGGCTTAAGGCTGGTGTTTCAGAAGAACGCATAGCCCGTGATAGAAACCGTCAAAAACTCAACAGAAGTGTATTCGCTGTGGTAGAGAATGTCGGCACAAAGGCTCAGTTTTATAGAAAAATAGAAAGTGTTTACGAAAGAATTTTAAAATCATAAGTTATGGCAGCACCAAAAGAAAAACAATTTGTGCCAGTAGGTATCGTATTTGATACTGAAACTGGTGGTATTGACAACCAAAAGTGTGGAGTTTGTCAGATATGTATGCATTCAGTTCGACTTGATACATTCGAAAGGACTGGTACGCTCAATATTTACGTCAAGCCATATAACAAGCGCGAAGAGGTATTGAAACCAGTCAAGAAAAAGCAGCTCAAAACCAAATATGAGATTGAGGATGAACAGGCAGGCATCGGCGAGTTGATGGAGTATTCTGATAAGGCGAAAGAGGTTCATGGCCTGTCTTTGGATTTTCTCAGGGAAAACGGTCTCACATTGGAAGAGGCAGCTCAGGCAGTTATTGATTTTGTGAAGGGGTCACAGATTACAACCGGGAATAAAGGAAAACCATTTCTGATAGGTCAGCACATATTGTTTGATGTCGGTATGCTGGAGCAGCTTTTGATGTATGCTGGTTTATGGGATGAGTTTTGTAAATCTGTTCAGGGTGACAAGGATTTCTTCGGGCACTTCCAGCCATTGATTCTTGACACAATGGTAATGGGTTATCTTGCTTTCTGTAATACCAATTTGACAAGTTATGCTTTGGGAATGTTATGCGAGGCTCTTGGAATTGAGATCGATGATGCCCATGATGCTGATTCAGACGTAACCGCAACAGAAGATATTGTTAGGATATTCACTACCAGAATGCGAAATGCAAATAGCGGTGACGAAGAAGGTGCTGGGATGGTTGAAAACAAACAGGAGAAAAAGCGTGTTCATTTTAAAATTTGATAGTTATGGGGTACATATTGGATAAAGAGACTGGGACTTTTGTTGAAGAGACTCCAAAAGAAGTCCAGATTCAACAGAAAGAAAACATTATCGAAGACAAGAGCGATAATGTTGATATAGTAAATCAAGGAAAGCCAAATGTGGTTCCTGGTGGTGGTCTTGAAAATGAGCCAACAGAAACCTTTAAGAGACTTACTGATTTGTCCGTTTTCCAGATTGTAGATCAACAGTCTGGAAAGATTATGGGAATCATCAGCGGATATGCCCTTCAGATTAAGTTTAATCGTGAGGTTATAACATGTACCGCCGACGTAGAACAATGCGCTGAGGGTATCAAAAAATTATTCTACGGTATTATTATGGATCAATTATTGGAAAACAAATAATACTTTCAATCACCTGGGGTATCACTTGCCAGCTATTTTAAATAAAAGAATAGATATGGCAAGTGAATTCTATACACGGCTGAAAGAAGTAGAGCAGGATTTCTGCATTTTGCTTGTTGAAGGAAGCAAGGATTATGCAGGCAATCCTGAGAAGTGCTACATGGAGACTATCGGCAAGGAAGAGAAGGTTGAAGAGACAGACCCCTTCATTGGCCATTATGTCAGAGGAACCTTAAGCCGTGAGGACATCCAGGGTTATATAAAAGAACTGAGAGAGTGTGTTAACAGTGAAGTTGACAACGAAATCTTGCGTTCTTATATAAAATCTCGTCTCATTGCAATTATCGATGAGTGTTCGACTGCAACATATAAGGACCGGAGAGGCACCACGCTTTCTCCGGCCCCTTTGCGTTCTGTTGCCAATCACTCTATCAAAACCCTGATCGACTTGACACCAGGATTAGTCAAAAACGAAGGTGGTGATGATAATGGCGATGAGGAAGACAAGGGTCTTACGTTCAATGTTGTGGTTCCAAAGAAACCAGAAAAAACAAAAGAACAGATTGCATTGGAGAAGTCCGTTGAATCAGAAAATAAATAATTAAATATAAGAAAATGAATAGTGGACTTCGTAACACCATTGTTGGTGCGCTCATCACGATTGTAATAACATTTGTGGGAGCATGGATTCAAGTAAACAACCGGATTGCAGTTCTGGAAGTACAAATGGATACCTATATCAAGGCTCAGCAGAAGAGTGAGGCTGACATGGATAAGGTGTTGGATAAGTTAAGTGATGTCCAAAGTAAAGTAACCAGGTTAAGCACCAAATTTGAAATGGTGCATACTAAAGAAAATCAATGATATACAATTATGATCCACATCAACAAATCCAAGAAAAGGCCCACGTTATCATTGAAGATTCCAGTGAGCTTAAAGCCATGCATCTTGAAGGATTTATCGGGATGGAAGGTATGGTCATATCTCTCGTAAAACGTTCAAAGCGAAACAGTGGTGCATGGGTCAGGATGTTGGGCGGTGAGTACGATGGTGAAGAATGGTTTTTCCCAATCCTTGCTTTGCGTGATGTCAATGCAAAGTCGATTGAAGAAGAATTTGGTGAATTTGTAATATAAGAATATGAAAAGAAAGACAATACTTGCTACGCTGTTATTGATGTTGCTAATGATAGTGGCACCATGTTTCCTTGGTGGCTGTTCTCCGAGAGTTATTGAAAAAATCGTCCGTGAGACAGATACTGTTAGAACGGTTGATTCCATTATCGTAAAATCTCGCCCTGACACAGTTAAGGTTGAAATTCCCAGTTCTTCACAAAGTATTGTTACGAATGATACCACGTCACATTTGGAAGATGATTTATATGAATCAGACGCATACTGGGATGGTCAGTTTCTGCACCATTCATTAAACAGCAAACCTGGCGCCCACTTGACCAAAGAGGTTGTAGTTCATGACACAATCAAAGTCAAGGAAAAAGAAGAGTCGCATAACAAGGAATCGAAGGAAAAAGAGACCATATATGTACAGCCAACTCTGAAAGACAAAATCGTATATGTCGGATATGGCCTTGGTATCGGACTAATAATTTTGTTATTGTATGTGTTTAGAAAGAAAATCGTCAGAATTTATGAAGCGATTGGGCTCTGACGTTCCCAGTCGTTTGAAGAAAGTCAAATATCAAACCAAAACATCAAACAGTTATGAAAAGAAAATTGCACATCAAGGAAAGGCTCTACCTGATGAACATTCTTCCTCAGGAGAATTCGCTGGTTAATTTCCAGTTGAAGAAAGCCCTCATGAAGAAGGTCGAACTGACCGATGCAGAGCGTGAGAAATTCGAAGTCAAAATTAATGAAGAAAGTCAGAATATGACATGGAATGCCCAGAAAGATTTTGATGATCCGACTGAGTTCGAATTCTCTGAAATGGAGTGCGAATATGTCCGTAATGCTATAGAGGCACTGTCGGACGGTCAGCATCCAGACGAATACTGGCTAATAGTTACATCATTGTACGATAAGCTCCAGAATACGGAGCAGACAAAGTAGGTTTCATAAAGTATTTGTTTAGTTTCCTCCTGGTTTAATCGGCCAGGAGGTTTTCTTTTGGCTATTTCTTATAAAAGAGTAAGATGAGAAAACTGACACCTTGTAAGGGAAAGATCAATTTTGAGCCATCATACAAACAATTTCTTGTATGGGAGATGCTTGAACCGAAACGTTGTGATAAATGTGGCGGTGAAATCGAGATGCGTCCAGTTGGTTTTGACAATAACGGAAATGTCATTAAGAAACCGTTCTGTAAGAAATGTGGAACTTCTGATATTCCGCGATTGGTTCTGTATGGAGGCGCAGCGGGATCTGGAAAGTCATGGCTTGGTTGTGCCTGGGGTGTTAGCACATGCCTCAGGTTTCCAGGTGCCAGGTTTGCTCTTTGCCGTAAAATCCTTAAGGTATTGAGGGGTACGACATTTGTGACACTCCAGGGTGTGTTGAAAATGTTCGGCCTAAAAGAAGGTGTCAATTACCACGTTGATTACGTAAACCTCATTGTCACATTCTGGAATGGCTCTAAGATTATTTGTCTTGGACTGGAAGACAAGCCAAGTGATCCTGAATTCTCTTGGTTGGGTTCTTATGAAATCACAGCTGGATATATTGATGAGGCATCTGAGGTTTCCGAAAAAGCTGTCGAGGTACTTCTTTCTCGTTGCCGTTGGATGATTGCTGAGACATTCCTGGTTCCCAAGGTTCTGATGGGTACGAACCCAGCTATATGTTGGTTGAGAGAGAAATTCGTTCAAGATGAAAACGGAAAGCCACTGGAAGCCTTGCCAGAAGGTTACAGGTTTGTGCCTGCTACCGTATTCGACAACAAGGATCCAGATTTCGTCGCAGTGTATGTTAACAACCTTCTCAATATTAAGGATGCATATACACGAAACCGTCTTTTACATGGCTTGTGGGACAATCCTTCTGGCAATGCCAATGCAGCATATCACTCATTCAATTCTATCGTACATACAAAGACAGGATTACGCGAAAGAGTGTATAATAAGCTGCGCCCACTCATATTGAGCTTTGACTTCAATGTGGCACCTTATTCTACGTGTATTGTCTGTCAGATAGATTACGACCACAAAGTGTTCTATGTCCTGGAAGAAATACTTGGCAAAGTCAAGGAAAAGACAAACAACACCCCAGCACTGGCTAAATTGGTTTCAGAGACTTTGAGCGCAAGAGGGCATTTGGGTGGCGTTATTATTACTGGTGATCCGAGTGGCGCAAGTAGATCAACACAATCTGAGGATGGCGTTAATAATTTCACAATCATTCAAAAATTCATGAATGACGATATTCTAAGGCCAAGGTTACAACTTCTGAATAAACAGCCGGCACACATCACCAGATTAGATTTTATCAACCAGTTATTCGAAGGGTATGACGGCTGGAGCATCCAGATAGATTTCAGGTGCCACAAACTTACGGAGGACCTGTTGCGCCAAATGAAAAACGAGGATGGAACCAAATGCAAGCATGTCGGACTCAGCCCTGACGGTATCAAATGCGAACTACTTGGCCACTGTAGCGATGCCTTTGATTATGCTGTTGTTACATTCCTTGGAAAGATGTACTCCAAGTTCAAGGCACATGTATCATCACCAATTGTCACGATTCCAGATTACATGAATGCCTATGGAGTTGCATCAGAATGGGATTACTGAAGCTATTTAAAATAAAGAATGAATTATGGCATACAGACGATTTCTTAATGATACCGATTACCTCTCCACAATGACGGAGCAAGGTATGGCTCAGCTGATCCGTGACCGTCATAATCGCGTGATTCAGGCAGAGCAAAGCGCGGAGCTGTCTATCATAGAGTATTTGAAGCAGCACTATATGATAGAAGAAGAGCTTCTGGTAGGTAAAAAGATTGCCGAATACAACAACCAGATTACCTATCCACCAGATGTCTATTTTTTGTATCCAGATGCTGAAGATGACAACAGACTCCATGTGTTCAGGACTCTTACAAGCATAAATGCCATCAAACGCCCTACAGATAAATTGTATTGGCGTGAAATGGATAGCTTTGAGGATATTGGCAATCTGGAAGAAATACCGATGTATTCCCAGATGGTTACCTGGAAGCCAGGTATGAAAGTCAAGTACAATAATTCTGTATGGTTGTGTATCGCTGGTAACGGAATTGAATTTAAGAACATCCAGATACCTGGTGTGATTGCATGGAAGAGGATTGAGACTTATGAGTGGCAACCAAACCTCTCATATAATTTCTATGATGTCGTTCGTTTTGAGGGTGAGTTTTTCATGCTTCTGGATACGGCTAATCTGGAAACCCTTGACAAGACCCAGAATCCAGTGATTTCTGAAGCATGGGGGCAGATAGGTGACTACACTGAAGAATACAACTATGATGTCAATGAACACGAGTATGTCGTATTCAAAGATGAGGTTTATTATCCGATCATGCCTGTAAATGCTGAGGAACCAGTCCCAAATGAGAACATCATACTGGATGATCCAAGAAACCTCAATCTTGTCAAGCACATGACGCGCCTTGCTGTTTATGAGTTGCACAAATTGATTTCTCCTACCAATATTTCAAATGTGCGCATCAATGATTACAATGATTCTATATTGTGGTTGAGGGATGCCCAGAAATTTAAACTCGACCCCCAGATTCCACGTAGGATTGACGAAAAGGAGAATTACCCATATACAGGTAGTGTTGTGGTTGATTTTGCGCGTGAGCTGGATCCTTGGAAGATGACGTGGTTTGTATAATATATAATAATGTACGTGCGCGAAAGGATGTTTTCTTGTTTCTCATAATTGATTGATAAATAAATTGAAGTGTTTTCTTACTCTCTTAAGGCCCCATCCGTGAGGACAGGGCCTTTAAGTTTGTCAGAAGTCAGTTGCACTTAATACCATGTCTCTGGAAGTCACGTCTCCCTGATTGTTGTAATAGATGGCCTCACAGTTCTTTACCGATGTGCCTGCCAGATTTGCTACATATATTATCGGTATTCCTTTGCTGATATAGTGCGTGATCCCAGTATGTCTGAATACATAATTGTGAAGAGGGAAATTGACACCAATAATAGGTCCAACTTTTTTTAGCCATACATTGACTCTCTGGACGAATTTGTTAATGTCCTGGTTATTGTCTTTATAGTGCGCGACTCTCGCATTAGTACGAACAGGAAATATGTATCCATCCTTGGATTTTTTCTTCCACCTTTTCATTATATCTCTCATTCGTGGATTAATTGGTACAGAACAATCCGTAGACTGCTTTCCAGCTATCTTTCTTCTTTTAAATACAAAATGATCAACGCCATTAAGAGTCTGGATGTCATCATACTTTAGGCATAGCGCATCACATGGAGACTGACATGTATAGAGTATGAAGGTGCAAAAATCGTGGTACAGTTGCGATTTCCAGGCCATCTGAGGGGATTTCGGATGCACTGGCAGCTGATCCTTCGTCATATTGATAAAGGCATTGCATTGTGCTTTTGTCAACGTCTCGTATTTATGGACCGATTCTTTGTTTTTCCTGGCCCAACGCACACCCTTCAGACTATTAATATCAAAATACCCCATCTTGTCACCCCAGTTTAATGTGGCATGAAGAGACTGTGAAACATAGTATTTGCATCCTTCACCTCGTTCTGATTCCAGATAATCCAGAATATCATTGACAAGATCAACTGTTATATCGGACAATTGTATGTCGTTATAATCCTGGTGATTTGCCCTAAAATATTCTTTGAGGCGTTTTTCTGCTTTTTCATAGGCACCATACGTACCCTTCATGCTACCGTCCTTGTGCTTCTCCATCTTCTTTTCGACTATCATGCGTGACATGAGCCAATGAAGACTGGAGTGGTCTTCTTCTTTTTCCTGTGGTTTGACAGCAAGCAGAAGTCCTGACAGAGAACCTTCCCAGTTCTTTGCCAATTCATCGTAGGGCCTTCTGAAGTCTTCCAGGATCTTGTTGTTTTCCTCAGCGAGTGGGGCAGACTTAGTAAAACACTGGCGTTTCTGGTTCCATTGGCGTTTCTTGAAAGTGCCACGTAGAAGCCTTGTCACGCTTACATACCTGACTTCACCATTTTTGTAAAGTCTTAATCTCAAACCGAATGTTGAGCCGAATGACTGATAATTTACAGTTACCAT